TAGGGTAACCGGAAACCCGTACTCCATCTCTGGAGGCGTCCCTTGTGGGGACGCCCCTTTTCCACACTCCTCAGAAAGGTAGGTGCAGTAAGACGGGAACAACCTGTCTGCTTTGTAAGTCTGGAATGACTTACGCGACTTGAAGGTAAAGGTATCGAAGACATATCCGCCGTACCCGTCCGCAAGATGTTTCTTCTTGCGGCGGGACACCCACTCGCCGAGTAGGTGGCCGTCACCATATCCATCGGGGCCGTAAAGCCTTATGGACGGATGGAGACGATCAAGCAGATACTCGCATACTTCTTTCTCGAATCTTCGATAGTAGAAGTTGTGTAGCCTGAAAAGGTCGTACACGCGAATCCCATCACCCTTGAGGTAAATGGGTCGGATATCAATACCCTGGTAGTAATCACCTCCGCAACTTTCACGAAAGGGACCACTAGAGTAGCTCTTATCCTCGTTGACGACGAAACCGCAAGCGGTCAAGACGTCTCTGAGAAGAAGATAGCTCCCACTGGGAATAACAATGTCGTCGCCATAGGCGTTAACATCGCTGATGGGGTCACCGCACTCAATAGCAGATCCATACGCAAGAGCGTAGAAAATCAGCGTTTCGAGTGGGAAGGTGAACCCGTTACCCATAGACGAGAACTTCTGCAGCTGAAGCTCCTTGCCATCAAGGATGGCTCGACCCGTTCGAAAACGAGCCAGGAACGACGCCCATTCCACACCGAGCAGGTGATAAACCAGCTCTGTGGAAACGGTGTCACTTGCGCTACTCAAGTCGACAGTAGCCAGCGCATCTGTAAGAGAGCCCTCACGGGCTAACCTCTTATTTCGATGCTGGTTACGAATGTCGACTCCGGCGTGCCGGAGCCGCTTAGCCATGTATGAACCAATACCCGCTTGACACAGAGTGTTTAGCGATGGTTCGACCATGATCACGCGGTCTTCCTTTGCGCTCTTGGGTACGAGCGCCACTTTACCGGGGGAGAGTACCACCGGGGTGGACCCCGGCTGGTGTGGCCCCTCTGCGAAGAGGAGGTCATGCCAGCCAGGCATTTCCGCGAGCACAGCTCTATGTAACGGAAACAGCTCAGAACTACAGGCGGGGTCAGTACCGAGTTTTGCTCGGGCCGACGCCATTCTTTTTGGAATTTGCGTCGTCGCACCGGGGCCGAACTTGAAGCGGAGCTCGGAGAGCGCAGGGACATCACCTAGAACTTTCGAAATTTTACGCGTTGCGTGCCAAAGGACACGCTCGATGCGGGGATGAAGATTTACTTCTCCCTTCGAATGTTTTCGGAAGAGTTCGTTGCTCTCTTTGCACAACTCCTCGGACTTAAGGAACTTATCTATCGCGACCTTACTGCGGTCCACACCAAGATCGTAGTCTGTTCTCTTAGAGAACAAAGCCAAGACCTGGCGAAGCCGGGTGGCGTCGTGTAGGGTCAGTTCCGAGTACTCAGGTTTCACAGCCAATAGACCCGCAATGTCCCCTCCAATTAAGTAGGAGAACACTGTTTCTCGGACCTTCTCGTCTGCGATCCCTTCGCACTCCCAGAGTGCTAGTTCAAGAGTCAAATTGTGACTTTCGTCACGCTCCAGCTCCTCGTCCCAGCGGTAATATTGCCGCATAAAAATATCTCCATAGAGAGTTCATAGGGACATAGCCGGCGCCTCACGGCGCCTCGAATTAAATCAGGCTATCGCATCACCTAGATGCACTGACCGGGAGGTCAGGTAGGAGCAGTCAGCAGATCGAACAGCTCGGGCACGGGACCGGTGGTTACCGGCGTGACCGAGGTTGCGATCGAGCCGTCAATGTTGACGGCGAGCTGACGCACAAGGCGGCGGCCCACGACATCCGAGCGCTCACTAAAATAACCGATCGTTTCGACGGTATTTGTGTAAGCGACCTTCGGCTGCGCGGAGTAACCGCTGCTATTGGAGCCCGTCACGACTTCTTGGACCGGGACTTCCACCCTGTTCACCAGCTTGTACGTCTTGGACGCAAGCTGCTCGAGGGTCATGGTACAACGCACTTGTGCGTACACCGGGACACCCGAAGCGGCCTCGCGCCAAAACGCGGTGATCTTCCCCTTCTCCTTGGTAACGGAGACAGGAAGCAGGGTATGCAACACGGGGGTTGCAGCGCCATCATAGGCGACGATCTGAGAGATATTGCTCATTTTCGATTTCGGAGTTTTCGCAGAGTCCGGATTCCAACCCGGGCGAACTAATGCTTACCGGCGAATTTGCTGGTAAGTAGCGAGACAGCGTTTAAGGCGTGCGTGAACGTGAGAGACTTTGACAACGGTTTTAATGTTGGCAGGTCTGGTCGCGGAATCGTCGTCCCGACGCTCCGAGAGAATGACATATCATATCGGTAAAAATAAGCTGTCTTCTTGGTAGAAGAGCTCACCGAAAAATAGCCATAGCACGAACGCTCGTCCTTAGCGGACGTTATGAAAGTCCCCGTCAATGAGGACATGAGGCCGATAGCCTGGATGTAGTTACCGATTGGAATAAACCAGTCGGCGACAAAGCTCCAAGGCATCAGTTCCCATGCCACTGCGGCGGGATTGGTCAAACCTACTAACCTAGCTTCGTTGACGTGAGTCACCTTAGCGATAAGTTGTTTGCGAATCACCCAATTTACGGGTGAGAACGCACCAACTCCGAGGTCAATTCGGTTCTTTCCATTAACTTTCTTTGAGACACGGTATACTCGAGTCGCGGGCCGCTCTTGCATGTAAGCAAGGTGCTGCGCCGCGTTAAAAACATCATCGAGTAGTGGACGCACTGCGTACGTCCATTCCAGGTGGCGAGCGGCGATATTCTCCTTCGAGAGGAGTTTCCGCTGCTGCCTGGCAGAACTACCGTAGTTATGACCAAGAGCCTGCATTGCGCCGACGAAGTCGGCACGCCGCAATTTCTTGTAACTAAGATAGACCCTCCCTGCGACTGACGCGATCGTCTGAAGTGCCTCCTTGCCCTCACCTAAGAAAACGGTGAGGTCAAATTCGGCACCCATAGCTACGCGCAGTTTGCCCAAAAGGGCGGTGTCCTCATTAGGACCCCAGGGTGACACTTGGTTGGTAGCATAATTCGGGTAACCCGAAGAGTCAGAACGCGTGGTGTAGTCGTACTGCTTATTACAGCTGTAGACATTGAACACCGGCGCGTCCGTAGACTTGCTTACCGACTTCGTGAAGGGATGATCGTGAAAAGCCTCAGAATAGGCATCACGTGGGTACCAGACAGTGCGCTTACGCACACCGTTGACGTTACCCATATGATCGTACGTGTTGTACGTAAACACATTCGGGACTTGGCCAACGCGGCTTTGGGAGGGGTTATCACCCCCCGACCAGACCACAGAGCGCTTCGACCCGACAGTACACTGATTATTGCCGGACCCACAATTCCCACTAGGGGAAGTCCAGCCATAGATCACTGAGTACTGATCATTCCAGGTTTTATTACCGTACGTCATGACTGTCTCCAGGAGGTGTCATGCCCCCTGACCGACGGCGCTTCGAAGCGTTCGCCGAACCGATCCTCGGCAAGGCTGCCGAAAAGTAACCACGCAACACCACTGAAAACGGGCTCCCCCTCTTCTGCCAAGCCAACACTATTTC